GGATTTTGCCACCGTTGTTTACGTGGTCTAATAGTTTGGATAAGAAATGCCCGTAGTGTGGGTTATTAACTTGGTCAGTTACTAACACATCGTTAGGTTGGGTGCCGAACGCAATGCATATAACCTCAGTAGTAGGGTCGTTGGCATATACATCCAATCCCCTATCTTTAAGGTCAATTGCTGATCGTGACTCGAAGTCAATACTATAGATTATTGGTCTTTGCTCCAATTTATATTCAGCTACCACACAAACTTCTTTAAATTTATTTTTAACTTTTTTATTTGTAGTTGTTATGTCATAACCTTTTTTGCGTAAGTTAAACACAGTATCGGCTAATCTATAAATACCTAATTGAGTCCATGCTTTTAATGGATCAATCTTGCCATGCTTTTCTAAATACTCTGTTAAACGTTCTTGTTGGTTCATATTATTCCCCTAGTTCAAGTTTACGATCAGATAAATACTTCTTTAACTTTGCTAAAGATGCTTGGTCAAAGTTTGCGTGTTGCTTATATATAGCCATTAATTCCTCAATAGATTCAGCTTTATTAATTTCTTTAATAGCTTCTTCTAATTCATCTTGAGTTGTAGGTTCAGATTGTGGTAAATCCTCACCAGCATATATATAAAGACCAATACCATGTAAAGCGATAGCTTTGGCTAAACAACGCTGCATAGCAGTATTAACTGCCATAGCGTCAGGATTTGGCACAGCTTTATTCTTATAATCTAATACAGGAAGTTGAGCTGTCATATTTTTACCAAAAGCTGTCACAGAACAAAACACCATTAAAGTATCGCCAAATTGACGTGGCTCTTTATATTCCCATGTAGCTTGTGGATCATTAGTTAATAATTGATCTACTGCCCAGGCCCATGAAAGATACGTTAAATTGCCTTTCTTTTCTGTATGGTCATTAACATTAATCTTTTTTAATTCATTAAAAGTAATCATCTACCACTCCTTAATTGTTTAGCTAATTGAACTGCCTTTTTAAATCTAAATCCTTTGTAATACAAAAATATAACATCCCTAATATAGTTAATCATAGAAAGTCCCCATGTGAATGGCCCATATCATACATTTGGTCAAAAGGGCCTTGATAAACATTAGCTTCATTTAACTTTTTTTCTGTAATACCCATCGCTTCCTCAAAAAAGGCATTACTTATAGATTTGGCAAAAAGATTAACGCTTATCATATCGCCACGTTCATTAGCCCAATATAAAGCACGAATCGTGCCAGCTAGTTGTTCCATATCCATATAAGTTAAAACTTCTACTGGGTCAGTATCAATTAAATCTTCAGCGTATTCTTGTTGAATAGTCATATTAAGCTCCAAAATGTTTGATAAGGATTGGGTAAAGCACATATAAAACTAATGCGCAGTATGCGTAGAACGCTAGAACTGTAACGATCATGCCTTTTATTTTCATATTTCCTCCATAAATTTAAAAACTACAGTTGCTATTTTAAATAAAAAGATTTATATTGCAAGCATTATTTAAACATTTTTGTTAAATAATTTTAGATTATAAATTTAAAAAGGATTATAGTATGCCTATGACGGATAGAGAAATCATTGAATATTATGGGGGTGGCACGAAACTTGCTAGGAAGCTTGGCCTGCTTACCCACCATGACAGAATAAAGGTAAATCTATGGAAAACTAGGGGAATACCAGCAAAAATTAAGCTTCAATACCCTGAAATCTTCCTAAAACGTAAATTTAAGGGCTAAATATGGCAAATCAATGGTTTAGGCTTTATTCTGAATTTTCACACGATCCAAAGGTTCAGATGTTAAGTGAAGTAAATCAACGCAGGTTGATTATGCTATTTTGTATCAGATGTAACGGAAATGTAACGTTACAAGATGAACAAGTAGCGTTTCAACTACGAATATCTATGGATGAATGGCTAGCATCTAAAGCAACATTTATAGATAAAAACTTCATTAATAGTGATAATGAAGTGCTTAATTGGGATAAGCGTCAATTTGTGTCTGACTCTAGTGCTGAAAGGGTTGCAAAGCATAGAGAACGTATGAAACAATCTAGTAACGTTACAGTAACGCCCTCAGAACAGAACAGAACAGATACAGAACATAACATAACAGAACAAATATATATGTCTGACTTTGATGTGTTTTGGTCAGAATATCCAAAAAAAGTTGGCAAAGAAGCCGCTAGAAAAGCTTGGGCAAAATCTAATCCCAATATAAATATTGTATTAAATACTTTGAGTTGGCAAAAACAAAGCAACCAATGGTTTGTAAACAACGGTAAATTTATTCCTAATCCAGCTACATGGATTAATCAACATAGATGGGATGATGAGCAACCAAGAGAGGAAAAACCATTTTGATAGAAAACTCTGTAGAAACTAATAATTTTAAAGACATGATGGATTCAATATCTACAATTTATTCTAAACCTGCCCTTGATAAAAATACTATGCGGATTTGGTGGGAAAAATTAAAGGGTTATGAATTTAATGTGGTTAGTAAATCTTTTGATGATTGGGTTAATGGAAACCAATATATGCCTACAGTATTTGACATAGTATCTTTATGCAAAGCATCCAAACCTAAAGAATATATAAAAATGCTTCCAAGAAATCCTACACCATACCAAATTGAACATAACAAAGAAAAGGCAAAAGAAATGTTATCTAAAGTTATATTAAAGCCAACTGATCCTAAAGCCTGGGCTAAAAAAATATTAGAACAAGAAGCAAAAGGCGAATACAGATTAAAAATTGGAATCAAATTTGCTAGGGAAGCTTTAAAGCTTAAATGAGTTGTGAATTATGCAATGAAAATCGTGGTCGTTTTAATTTTAATAACGAGTGTTGTTGGGTGCGCTGGCTACGACGTGCTTATAAACCACACGCAAGGTCAATGCTTGAACGATACGAAAAGAAACATGGTCGAGCAGAGATGTTAGAGTTAATTAGAAAGGTAAAACATGAAACGATTTAGTGTAATCATTGAAGTTGAATTGGATGACAAAAAATATAATGAAGTTGAATCATGGGGTGTAGAGCCTTCTGATTATGTCAATTCTGTTATAACCGATCATGCTAGGGATAGAGGATTTCTTATGAAAACTTCTGTAACCGAAGTAGAAAAAAGCCTATACAATAGATTAAAGATTGCAGCAGATGACTTTATTGGCAAAGATGCAATAGCCGATATTGAAGAGGCTGCATTAGCTAACGCTAGATGTATTGGCGGAAACTGCGAAGACTAATGTTTAATTATGTAGTGTTTGATGACTTTAATGAAGCGATCAGGAAATTTAGAACAAAGCATGAAGCTTTGTTTTATATTTTAAATAAACCTAATCACATCATTAAAAGATTGCCCAAGCAACCTAAAGAAAATGTATTTAATTTAATTAAAGCTGAACCATTATTCTAGGAGGAAATATGATATTAAGCGAGTTTATGGAAGGAAACAAAAAAGCAGATGTTTGCAAAGAGAATGATAAGTTTATTGTTAATTACTATCTTAACAACGAGCTTGTTAAAACTAAACCAGCGTATGACGAAGAAGATGCAGAAATACTTGCAGAGGATTGGGTATTATGAGCAATCATCACGAAGCCGGTAAAGGTGATTTGTATAGATCAGTTGATAAAAAAAAGTTTGATGAAAATTTTGATAAGATTTTTAATGACCTCATTAAGAATCAAAAATTATCTGAAACTGATATGTATGAATACGAGTTGGATAAATCTACAGGGGAGGTTATTCGTGTTACTAAATAACTTTTATGGAGTGAAATTGCCTATTACCACAAAAGACATTGAATTCATAGAAAGACGCAACATCAGAGTTCAATTCTTAAAAAGACAATTAGGCAATAAATATGTATTATTTAATTTAACCACAAAGGAAAATAAAAATGGCTAGTAAAAAAGTAATGGATTTAGCAGTAAAGACAGGTGAATACACCAACAAAGAAGGTGCAACAAAAAGCACTTACGAAAACATTGGTGCAGTTATGGAATCAGATGGCCGTAAGTATATTTTACTTAATCGAACATTTAACCCAGCAGGTTTACCTAACCCTGACAATAGAAGCACAATCATTGTTTCATTGTTTGAACCTAGAAACAAAGAATCTGCACCTGCACCTAAAACAAACTTTGATGACATGGAATCAGATATTCCGTTCTAACATGGATGAGTTTGACAGAGCCAGCGAGCTAGAGGAACAATATCGTAATGCTGCAATAAAGCACGTTAGAGATAATGACACGAATTACAAGCACGTTGGCGTTTGTCTTAATTGTGGAGCTAAATCTAAAAAAAGATTTTGTGATTTAGATTGTCGTGATGATTATGAGAAAAGAACAAAATGAGAACAGAATACCTAGCTAAAACTATCCGTCTTGTTGGAAAGACACAAATAAATACAGCAATTAATGCAATACAAAATGCACCGATTGATTTAGATAAACCTTTAGAAGTTATTATTCGTGAAGAACAAAAGTCAAGATCATTAAGCGCTAACGCTTTAATGTGGGCAGGGCCATTAAACGATATTGCTCAACAATCTTGGGTGCATGGCAGACAGTATTCAGCTTTGATATGGCATGAATACTTTAAAGAAAAATTCCTGCCTGACTTTCCTGATCTTAAATTAGTTAAAGAAGGATATAGAAAATATGAAGAAACACCTGATGGCAAACGTGTATTAGTTGGATCAACTTCCAAGCTCACTAAACTAGGTTTTAGTAATTACATGGAACAAATATATGCTTATGGCGCAGAATTAGGTGTAAGATTTACCGAGGTAAACTATATCAAAGATGATCAAAGAGGCTCACCCTAAAACATGAACCCCTTAATAAAAAATGAACCTCTTAAGAAAAAGTGAACCCCTTAATGAATGATTTTATTGGTCTATATGAAAATGTTTTGTCAAAAGATAATTGCCAATACATTATTGATGAATTTGAAAAGTTTGTTAGTTTAAATCAACCCAACACAATACATCGTGGTCAAGATCATTTTAAAACTAAATTAAAAAGATTAGACACATCATTCTTTGCACACTTTTATCATAAAGATATAACAATTATGGTAAATCAAGCGCTTCAATCATCATTAAATAAATATTATGACGAATTCTTTGTAATAAGCGGAATACACTTAAACTCTAATGAAGTAAAGATACAAAAGACTGAACCTAAAGGTGGCTATCACGAATTTCATTGTGAAGCTGACAATCCATTAGTATGCAATAGAATATTAGCCTGGACTTTATATCTTAATGACATACCTGAAGGCGAAGGCGAAACAGAATTTTTATGGCAAGCTACTAAAATAAAACCCAAAGCTGGGTTGTTATGTATATTTCCTGCTGGGTTTACTCATACACATAGAGGAAATCCTGTATATTCAACAAGTAAATATATTGCAACAGGTTGGTTTACAATTGCGCCCTAAAAAGTGCAAAGTATGTAAGAATGTATTTGAACCTACAAAACCACTTCAACAAGTCTGTGGGTTTGAATGTGCATTAGAGTTAGCTAAAGACAAAAGAATTAAAACCGTCAGAAAAGAAGTTAAAGAAGCAAAGCAAAAATTAAAGAGCCGATCCGATTGGCTTAAAGATACTCAAGTAATATTCAATAAATATATTAGATTAAGGGATCAGAATGACGGTTGTATTAGTTGTGGGTCAAAAAGTGCCTCAGCATATCATGCAGGCCATTACAGAAGCATTGGAAGTGCAGGACACCTTCGATTTAACGAGCATAACTGCCACAGACAATGCGCAGCCTGTAACACCCATTTATCTGGCAATCTCATCCGATACAGACTTGGACTTATTAGAAAAATTGGAATGGAGCTTGTTGAAGCACTCGAATCTGATAACGAAACAGTAAAGTGGTCAATAGAAGAAATAAAACTACTAAAGGCTCAATTTTCTGCTAAAATAAAAGCTCACGAGTCTAATAATTCGTGAAAATTTAGCTAAATTTAAGATTAAAAGGAAATTATCATGGGTATGGAAGATAAAGAAGTATTTAAGTCAGGTGCATCAGGTGAGAAAATGCCTAAAGGCGTTCTTGCTTCAGATACATCAGGCGAAAAGAAAAAAGTTGCAGTAAAAGGCGGTGTTGGTATGGGTAAGGCTGATGGACTTGGCTTGAGAGAAGCTTCACACGCTGGTAAAAATGATGGTCTTTTAGGTGAAATAAAAGGCGGAGCAAGAGAACATGAATGTTATGCTCATAAAAGAATGGAACACGCACAAGATAAGATGTAATAAAACGAAATCCCAACCAGCCCTAGCCTGATTGGGAGTTTCTAACCAAATATTAATGGAGGTAATAAGTGGCTGTATTAAATTCTAAAGAAATTTGCAAGTCTTGTAAATTCTTTTCTTTTGGCGATGTATTAGGATCATGTCATCGCTATCCTCAAACTTACAATAAACATGAAAACGATTGGTGCGGTGAATATCTTGAAGATCAATCACGCATAACCATTGAATTTGTTAAACATGAGATCAAACTTGATATGAAATCACATCAAGAATCTAAATTGAAAGGCAAAAAGAAATGATTAGACCCTTTGCAGACAAAATCCTAGTAAAACCTATTGAACGTGAAGATAAGTCAGCCATACCTGGCTTTGTCTACGCTGAAGAATACAATACAGGTGTCGTAGTAGCAGTTGGCCCTGGCAAAAAGATTAAAGAAGGTAAATATGATATTATGCCTGTATCTATAGGTGACCGAATTAGATTTGGAACTATGGGTAAAGACGAATATCTTAAATTTCAACCTGTTATGGATAATGGCGAGAAATATCTCATTATGTCATGGCAAGATGTAGCGTTTAT